GGCTGGGAGCCGCAGGTCGGCATGTCGCTGAAGTGCGTCAACGGCGAGGACAAGGACATGGAAGCCCGCTTCTCGACGACCTCGGTCGGCGGCAAGCGCGCCGTGCAGGTGCTGGCGCTCGCCATCGCCACGCAGGTGGAGAAGGACCAGTCCAAGCCGGTGCCGGTGGTGCGGCTGAAGAAGGAACACTACACCCACAAGAGCTACGGCCGCATCTACACGCCTGTGTTCGAAGTGGTGGAGTGGGTCAGCCTCGACGGCCCTGACGCGGAGGCCCCTGCCCAGGAGCCCGCCGCCGAGGAGCCGGCCCCGGAGGCGGGCCGCCGTCGTCGCCGCACGGCCTGAGAAGGATCGGCCCCTGGCGCAAGCTGGGGGCCGTTTCACCCCATGGCAGCGTACTACAACGAGATCGAGCCCTTCGCGGCTCAATGGCTTCGCAACCTCATCGCGGCTGGCCACATCGCAGACGGAGTTGTGGATGAGCGGTCTATTCGGGACGTGGCTCCAGCGGACGTCGCAGGGTTCACTCAGGCCCATTTCTTCGCCGGTATCGGCGTCTGGTCCCACGCCCTGCGTTCCGCTGGCTGGAACGACAGCCGCCCCGTCTGGACCGGATCCTGCCCCTGCCAGCCCTTCAGCGCCGCCGGTCGAGGGCGGGGCACCGCCGACGAGCGGCATCTGTGGCCAGAGTTCCATCGCCTCATCGCGGAGTGCCGCCCTCCAGTCGTCCTTGGAGAGCAAGTTGCGAGCGCGCTTGGCCGAGACTGGCTCGACGCTGTTCGGGCTGACTTGGAAGTCGTGGGATATGCAGTCGGGGCGGCCGATCTTGGCGCGGCGAGCGTCGGCGCTCCGCACATCCGCCAGCGGCTGTGGTGGGTGGCCGACGCCACGGACCAGCGACACGAATGGCGCAGGTCTGCACGGGGACGGCGGGATGGATCTGCGGACGACCGCAACGATGGCTGGCTGGCCGACGCCGACGCAGACGGACGCGCTGCGGTGCCCCAGCGACGGTTTTACGACGCCGAACATAACGCTGAACCATGCCGCAGTACTGTCGGGCTGGCCGACGCCGCGTCTGGAGGACGGCGAGAGCAGCGGGATGCGCTGGGGGCGCGGCAAGGCCGACACGCTGACGGCGGTGGCGACGCATCTGGCGGGCTGGCCGACGCCAGCGGCGAGGGATCACAAAGGGGCGCTGAACCCCGGGAACGAATACACGCACAACGCCCGACCGCTGAACGAAATGGCGGTGCTGGCGGGGTGGAGTACGCCGCTGGCTGCGGACGGGGACAAGACGGATTGCACGCTGGAGGCGGTGGAGCGCCGGGCGGCGAAGAACGGGTTCTTGAGCGCGGCGATGCAGGCCCGATTGGCGACGCCGGCCCGCTACACGGCTTCTGGCGAGATGCTGACTGGCTCCTGTGCCGGGATGGAAAGTGGCGGCCAGTTGAACCCGGCACATTCCCGCTGGCTCATGGGGCTTCCGCCCGCGTGGGACGCCTGCGCGCCTACGGCAACGCGATTGTCGCGCCGCTCGCCGCAGAGTTCATCGCAGCCGTGATGGACTGCCAGCCGTGATCCTCTGGCTCGATTTCGAGACGCGCAGCCGCTGCGACCTGACGAGCGCGGGCGCGTACAACTACGCCCAGGATGCCAGCACCGAAGTGCTGTGCATGTCCTACGCCTTCGGTGACGAGGAGGTCACGACCTGGCTACCCGGCCAGCCCTTCCCCGACCGGGTGGCGCAGCACCCGGGCCAGATCCGCGCGCACAACGCCGCCTTTGAGCGGATGATCTTCTGGTACGTCCTGGCCCCCGACCAAGGCTTCCGCGAGCCGGCGCTGGAGCAGTTCTACTGCACAGCCGCGCAGGCTCGCGCCAACTGCGGCCCCGGTAGCCTGGAGGACGTGGGCCGCTTTGCTGGCGCGTCCATGAAGAAGGACCACCGCGGCGCCCAACTGATCCGCGCGCTGTCGATCCCCCGCCCCGACGGCACCTTCCGCGAGGACGCGGCGCTCCTGGCCGAGATGGTGGCCTACTGCGAGCAGGACGTCCGCGCCATGCGCGCCGTCAGCAAGGCGATGCGCGACCTGTCCGACGAGGAGCTGCTGGACTACCACGTCAACGAGCGCATTAACGACCGGGGCGTCTTGGTGGACACGGCGCTCTGCCAGGCCGCCGTGCGCTACGCTGGCGAGGAACTGGTCGAGATCGAGCAGACCGTCCGCGAGGTGACGGCGGGCGCCATCACCAGCGTCCGCAGCCCCAAGATGCGGGCGTGGGTCGAACACCGGGTCGGGCCGCAGGCCCGCAAGCTGATGGTCGTCCACAAGGACGGCGAGGCCAAGGTGTCCATCGACAAGAACGTCCGGGCGAACCTGCTGGTCCTGGCCGCCGAGAACCCGGAGGAGGTACCGCCCGACGTGGCCGAGGTCATCCAATGCGCGGACGATCTTTGGGCCTCCAGCGTGGCGAAGTTCAACCGGCTGGCCGAACTGGCCGACCCCGAGGACCAGCGGGTGCGAGGCGCCTTCGTCTTTGCTGGCGGCGCTGCGACCGGCCGCGCGTCGAGCTACGGCGCTCAGGTCCACAACTTCCCCCGCAAGTGCGCCGCCGCGCCGGATGACGTCCGGCAGGCTATGGTGCGGGGGCACCAGATCGTCCCGGCCTACGGCAAGCGGGTGACCGACGTGCTGAAGGGGATGCTGCGCCCGGCGCTGCTGCCCGCCCCAGGCAAGGTTCTGATCGCGGCTGACTGGTCGGCCATCGAGGCGCGGGTGAACCCCTGGCTGTCGAAGACGAACAGCGGCGCCGAAAAGCTCGGGATCTTTGAACGCGGCGAGGACGTCTACAAGGTCAACGCCGCCGCGACCTTCCGCACCACCGTCGAGGACGTGACGAAGGACCAGCGCCAAGTCGGCAAGGTGCAGGAGCTGGCCTGCGGCTTCGCTGGCGGCGTCGGCGCCTTTGCGGCCATGGGCCGGATCTACGGCATCAACCTGCCCGAGAGCGAGGCCAGGAAGATGGTGGACGCCTGGCGGCGGGCGAACTCCTGGTCGGTGCCGTTCTGGCAGGGGCTGGAGGAGGCATACACGCGGGCGATGCGGAACCGCAGGCATGAATTCACCGCCGGGCGCATCACCTATTTGTTCGACGGCCAGCATCTTTGGTATGCTCTGCCTTCCGGCCGCGTCCTCTGTTATCCCTTCGCGCGGCTTGAGCCCGAGGGCGTCACCTATGCGAAAGCCTCCTGGAAGCCCGCCGCGGACGCGACAGAGTGGCCCCGCGCGCGGCTCTGGAAGGGGCTCGCGTGCGAGAACGTGACCCAGGCCACCGCGCATGATCTGCTTCGTCACGCCCTGCGCCAGCTAGAGGCCGAGGGTCACGACGTCGTGCTGCACGTCCATGACGAGGTGGTGGTCGAGACGAACGACCCGGAGGCGGCGCAGGCCGCCATGCAGCGCATCATGTGTTCACCTCCAGCCTGGGCGGCAGGGATACCGCTCAACATCGAGGCTGCGGTGATGACACGCTACGGTAAATAGGGGAGAGGATGATGGACTTCGTAGAGTTCCTGCAAGGGCTCGCGCCCAAGGGTGAGACGCTGTTGGTGGTGCGGCAGAAGGCGGTCATGCGAGACGGTCAGCAGGCGCTGCACGCTGACGGCACGCTGAAGTATACTTGGCCCGCCTTCCTGCCGTCCAAGCGGCGGCACGACGGCGGATCGTGGTACGGCAACACCGGCTCTTTCATCATCGACCGCTTCATGGACGGCCAGCCGTCAGCGGCGGCGGCCTGCTGCGAATACGTCCTGGTGATGATGCTCGACGACGTGGGGACGAAGGCGAAGACGCCGCCCCTGCCGCCGACATGGATCATGCAGTCGAGCGAGGACTCGTTCCAGTGGGGCTACGCCTTCGCGGAGCAGCCGACCAAGGGCGAATTCACCGCGGCCATGACGGCCATCGCAGAGGCCGGCTACACAGACCCTGGTGCGGTCAACGCCGTCCGCAACTTCCGACTGCCTGGGTCGGTTAACGTCAAGCCTGGCCGCGACGGCTTCAAGGCGCGGTTGGTCGAGTTCCACCCCGAACGCGAGTTCACTCTCCCGCAGATCTGCGAGGCCCTGGGCGTCACGCCAGCGGCGGCCGACACGGCGTCCCAGAGCGTCTTCCGCCTGCGCGACACGGGCAAGGACGCGGTGCTGGAGTGGCTGAACGAGCAGGGCCTCGTCCTGTCGGCGGCCAACCAAGAGGGCTGGCTGGGCGTCGTCT